ATAGCCGACACTAATGTCTGCATAAAGCACCCTATTGTCAATATAATTCTTTTTAATATATTCATCTAAATTTCCACCATTAATTTTTATTTGATTATTAAATATTCCATTATTTATTTTTGAATATGAATTAATTACATCATTATTCTGCATAATTTTAGCAACAATCATTTGGATTGCTACTAATTGTTTGCCCACATCTTTTATTTTCTGTGCAACTTTCTCAGAAACATCTGCTACATTTATAGAAACAGTTGTTGAAACTTCTCTTTGACTATTGTTACTAGCGACTTCTTCTGTCGTTGGTTGCTCAGACTGTTCATTAATTCGTTCTTCGCCTTCTCTTGATGTATCTCCATCTCCTGTTCTTGCAACTTCCTGAGTTTCGCTTGTTGTATTAACTTCTTCATTTCCAGTTGTGAGAGTTTCTTCTTCTTTGACACTTGTTGCGACTTCTTGCTCATTCTGCGTATCATCTGCCACCTCATCTTCAAAAGAAGATTCCTCAACTGACCCCTCAGTTGTCGAAGTTTCTACAATTTCTTCGGTAGGAATCTCCTCAAATATTTCTTCAATTAATTCTATTGCTTCTTCAAATATACTTTGTTCTTCCTCAATTACAACAGGTTGTTCTTCAAAAAACGATATAATTGTAGGGCTATCCATAGTAGAAAAAGCAAATTCTTCATCAATTAATTGTTCTGTTAATTCTAATTCTTCTATATTATTTATTGTTTCAAAAGCAATTTCTTCAGGCAAATTAATAGTTTGCATGATTTCTATAAATTCTTCCGAACCTAAATTTAACTCCTCAAAAATCTCAATAACTTCTTCTATATTTTCTACAGTAGATGCTATCTCAGCTACAGTTTCTACTGATACAGGATTTTCTTCATAAGTTATTTTAAGTGATGGTTGTTTTATATCAGCACCATAATGACTTGTTGTTCTATTAGGTACTGTTATAGTAAATTTGGTTTTAATATTATAATCATCTGATGAATTAGCACCTTGCGTATGGGTATCAGTATAGTTGGTAAAAGCACCACAGTTTATTGAACCACACCCATCTAAATTTACTACTCTTGATTGTGTTACTGATCCACCATCTGAATTGGTTATAATCTGTTCCATTTTAACTGTAGAATCGTAATTATTCCATATCCAAATGTTTGATTTTAGTTCAGATGACCAACCATTTCTAATTTGAGATACACTCATATCAGCATCATCAACTAACGAGATGCCTAAGTGTTCTACCTCATCACCATGATAAGTAGCTAATGTACTTGTACCATGATTATGGTTTATATCTCCTGACCAATTATTTCCTGTAGTAAAAGTTTGTGGTAAAAGATTGCTTGTTGTAACCTCATCACCAAATACTATTAAAGGGAGTAGAAAAATTATTGGTATTAATTTATTCATTCCAAGTCATGCTCGGTTTAATTGTTTGACTACTTAATTCTTTTTTTCGTTCATTAATCCACCCTTCTTGAGCTTTTTGCCCAATGTTTCCTTCATGCGGACACCAAGTTCCAGCATGGGCCATAGCTAAAAACACATTTTCATCTTGGCACATCAAAGATATTGCTGCGACTTTCATGCCTAACTTAGATAATAATTCTGATTTTCTTCTTCTTTCGCAATTCTCATCAACATAATAATTACCAGCAGAAAAACTGAATCCAATAGTTGTCATTCCTAAACTCAACGGAATTACACAGCTCGATTGGGAGTAGACAGACATACTCGGTGCAGATGAAGTATTAGCTGCTGTTTTTTGATTACTGTTATTGGTTGTATCATTATTACTTGTAGTGTTTGAACTAGAACCTGATTCATAAGTTGTATTTGATTCACTCTCATAACTCCCACTAATAGAAGTATTGCTTCCTGATGTATTTGATTGTGTTGATTGACTAGAATCTGTAGTTACATCAGATAATGTTATTTGGCTGAATAATAACAATGCCAATACACTTAATTTCTTCACTATAATCTCCTTTAAAATCAATCACTTACGAGTTAAACTTCCACCAAAATATAATCCTATTATGGAAAAAATTGTGTGGCTTTGTAATGGCCCTATCACAATTCCAGACATAGGTTTCCATTTGGTAACATCATAATCACTCGAAAATATCCAAAATCCTTGAGAAACTGTTTCTGTATAACCCATATATACTGGTATATCTACAAAGATAGGTGCTGTGATAGGCACTACGATTATAGAAAAAACGCACATCAAAGCTATCCATCTACGAGTATGTTTAGTGTGAGGGTCTTTTACCTCTCTTGCTGCGTCAGTTTGTTTACCTGCAAATTCTGCTCTTTGCATTAACATCTTTTCTTTTTCGGCATTTGCTTGAGCTTTCTGTGCCATAATAGACATTACTCCACCTAGTACAGTTGAGCCAAGCATACTAATTAATTCCATTGGTATCATTCTCTATCTCTCCATTCTTCATATTCCCTTCTAAAATCTTGTTTTATTTCTTCTAATTGTCCTCTAAATTCATCTAAATCTATTTCACCTTTCATTCTTTTAGTTTCAATATTTTTTCTTTTTTGTGAAAATCTTTTTTCTATTGAGCTAAGTTCTTTAGTTCTTAATACTGATAGTCTAGGTAAATCTGCTGTATTTACAGTTAATCCAAGTGAGTTAGCAACTGCTTCAAATGTTGTTAATGGATCACTTAATGTTTGATATTTTCCACCACCATATTCTCTATGATATGCTCTTTCTATTTTCTTACCTGAGAAAGTTGAGATAGGTTCTGGTAATCCTGGTATAGGTAAATTCGGAATAAAATCTTTAAGAATAGACCCTGCCCTACTTGCTGCTATTTCACCTGCTGTCATTCCCGCTTCTTCTGCTGTCTTTTGCCTACCTGTAAAAGGTTCTGTTCCATAAAGTCTTTGAAAAGCACCTATTCCTGGCCCACCGAATTGCATAGCTGTCGGTAAGAAAGGTAAAGCACCAGGAGTTTCTCCACCCATAGCAAATACATCACCACCTGGTAATTTTCTTGATATATCAAAATATTTATCAGGCCCACCTATAGTTCCAAATGGTGTAGGAATATTTAATCTTATATTTGCTTCAGGCATAGATGGGAATGGGTGTTTTAATCCCAATACTCCTTCTCCAGTAATTCCAAATGCTTTCTTCTTTTGATACTGTTGCATAAATTTTCTTTGTCTTTCTTCTGTTGATCTAGTATCTCCTGATAATGCTCTTTGCCAATCATTAGCTGCATACATTAAGGCAGCAACACTACCTAATTTTAATGGTCTTTCTATAGCAGTTTGTGCTATCAAAGGAAATGCTCTATATGAATAAGATAAAAATGGAATTACACTATTTCTTAAATTATTTATATATTTTGACCTTATATTATAATCAACAAACCATTTAATTGAATCTGCTGCCGCTTCTTCTTTAGTATATTTTAAGCCAGTTGCAGGGTTTACTTGTTTTAATCTTGATTTATATAAAGCTATTCTAAATACTCTATCTTCAACCTGATACCAATTAGATACTTTTTCATCAATTTTTTTAAATAATTTATTAGATGTAAATTGATTTGTAAGAGTATCTACTGCTGATTCTAACCAATTACCATTTTTTTCTACTGCTTTTAAATTTAAAGTTTTCTTTATTTCATTTACATCAACCCTACTTCTTAAATCAGCAGTTAGAAAATCAGAACCAAAAACATTATGGTCAAACATATCTTTTAAATCTTGAGGTAAGTCATTAAATTTAATTTTACCTGCTTCAAAATCTAATATAGTATTCCATTCTTTCCAACCTGCTGATAAATCTCCCCATTTACCCCCTGCCATGTGGAACATAGTAAAATTAGCTATAGTATTATTTGTATGTACTGCTGGGTTATAAACTGTTTTTGTCTTTTTCCAAAGTTTTTGTAATCCAAAATATTTCTTACCCCAACCTTTATTAGTCCAATCAGGGTCTTTTAATTTCCTTAATAATTCAGCATCTTTAAATTCATCTACACGCATTAAAGTACCTTTTAATTTACCATAAGCAGGTATTGAATTTTCTAGTTCTTTTCTTGTAGCTTTTTCACCTTTTTGTATTATAGGCATTAATCCATTTGGGTCATCAACATCAGGAACATAAACAAATTTTTCTTTCTCACCAGTTATTCTATTTTTTATTATCGCTGGATTTTCTAAAGTAGCTTTTTTTAAATTTTCTGCTTCTCTTTCAATTTTTTTTGCTAATTTATTTACAGCTTTTTCTTTAATACTATGTTCCTTTCTAAGTTTTATTAATTCTAGTCGCTTATTTCTTTTACTAATAAAGGGTGATTCTAGTGTTGCTTTAATTTGTAGTCTTATATTTATAGTATCAGATGTATCAAATTTTCCATCTGCCCCTCGTGTTAAATTATTTTCTCCAAGTCTAGCGCTTAAATATGATTGTTTAGTTAATACAAAACCTTGACTTAAACCTATATCATAAGTATTTTTATAAAAGTTACTAAGCCCAACTGTTGTTTTTAATTCTTCTGCTGATCTCGCTAAACTCCATGCTAAATCTTCTAATTCTCCTATACTTTTTCTTTCATTTTTTGTTAATTGTGTAATGATTTTATATTTATCTTTTTCACCTGCTGCTTTCTTTACTACAACTCCATAGTTAGCATCTTGGTCTAATAAACTTTTACCTTTAATAAATCCAGGGTCAGCTTCTTCTTCTATTCTATTAATATATTTACCTGTCTTACCTGTAGCATTTATTACATCTTCTTTACCAGTATATTTTCTAGTGTAGACTTCATTAATTCTATGGTCATTCTTTCTTTCTTCTCTTAGTTTAGGTACTACTTCTTGTAATTCATCAGCAGTAAATGTAGATTTATTTGTATGGGAAATATATACAGCACCCCTATGTTTTAAACTATCTCCTCTTATTTTTTGTAATTTACTTTTAAATAAATTTGCTGCATCTTCACCTTCTAATTTTTTTATCTTGTCATAATTTCTATGCATATACCTATTCATATTTGTTAAAAACACATCTTCATCTAACACTCCTGCAAGTCTTAAATCATCTCCTATATTTTTCATTACTTCTGCATGTTCATCACTAAGTTTAAATATTGTTTCTGCAGACTTAGGTTTAGTTATACCTAAAAATTCTTCAACATCTACTTCCTTATAAAATTTTTCACCATATTCTTTACTTCTATATTGTTCTCGAGGGGTTAATTCATTAAACTTTTTTAATTGTGTCCTTGTTACTTTGCCACCCTTCATTAAATCTGTGATTTGTTCTTTACTTATATCTCCACTAAATAAATGATAAGCAAGTTTCTTTTCATCTGGACTTAGTTTAGCTACTTCTTCAGATATTTCGGCTATTAACCTAGTATGTGTTGCAACCCTGCCATCTGCTGCATTAAGTTTTGCTAATACATCAGGATTCATTCTTGCTTCAGGTGCTAACCCATACATAAATTTATTGAAATTTTGATTCCAATTTAATTTATCTCCTACATATTTCTTTCCCGCCATGTAGCTAAGAGCCATACCTAAAGTATTAAATGCTGCCTGTCCTGCTGTTCCTTCTGTGTTTATAGCACTTAATCCTGTGTATGTTGCACCACCAGCAGCAACACCTGCTAATGGCCCTAATGGATTTGCAACAATTTTATTCCATGTAGGTATTCCATAATTTTTTCTTATAGATTCTGTAAGTGTCATCTTTTCATCTATAGATTTTAGTCTTGATAATTCTGATGTTTGCCTTCTAATTTGTTTGCTACGATTAATTTCTTGTTGTAAATCTTTAGCAGGTATTTGTTTTAATTCATCTTGTCTTGCTATAGCTTTAGGATCAAAACCAAAAAATTGCCTACCTACTACACCCATTGTTCCACCTAAAATACCACCACCAATCGCACCTACTCCTGCTTGTTGTAATCTACTATAACCACCATCTTCATCTACATATCCAGCAGCACCAAATCCACCACCATAAGTAACCCCTAGCTTTACTAGTTGAGAAATAGATTTTGCTTTTGCTATTGGTAAAAACCAACCAGCAGGATCAGCAACTAATGAACCAGCATAAGCTGCAAAAGCTGCTGTACCAAAATCCTTATTAGCAAGTATCATATTTAATTTTCTTTGATCTTCTCGCATTTGTTGCTCATCAACACCTAATATTTGTTTTACCCCTCTATAGGTATCTGCTAAACCCATAGTAGCTGCAAATTTAACTGCGTCCATCTCAGTTTCTATACCTGGTATTTTATTATTTAATGTAGCCATCTTCCCATTATTGATATTTACATAAGGAGTATCTGCAAAATTATTTTTATACCATTCTTCTTCTGTTGGTTCGGTTATAGCAGGGCCATACTTAACACCACCAAAATTTTCTAAATACCATTCTTCTTCAGATTGTGCCATCTATCATTTCCTACCTTGTGCTATTGCTCTACCTAATTGATACCTTTGTATTGTATCTTCCCAAGTCGGTTCTTTTACACTTGCTGCTCTTGCTTTTTTTACTTCTGTTACATGAGTAGATATAAGTTTGTCTGTAAATCCTTCATCACCAAGTAAAAGAGATTCTGTAAGTATTTGATTTTTAAATAATTCTTGTGAAGGTGGCTCTATACCTGCTGTCATTAAATCTGTTCTTTTTAATTTTAAACCACCAGTTACTGCATCTCTTTGATAAAAATAACTTTCCCATATAGATTGTGCATCTTTCATTAATTTTATTTTATCTTTTTTTGTTGTGCCTGTTGCTGTTGCGATTTTAGCATAACCTGTCATAAGATCAGAAGCTGCTGATGCTGTTTCATCTATTGCTTTAGCTGCAACATCATATCCTGATTCACCTAGTTGTGCTTGTCTTTGAACACCTATACCTAATCTAATCATAGATGCGTATTTTAGTGCAGATAACATATCATTAGAATCTGCTGTTGATTCTAATTCTTTTGTCTTAATATAATTTTTTAATAATTCATCATCTATTGCCATAAATTTCTCCTATACTAGGCCCTGTTTTCTTCTCCAATATTCTAAATAAGGGTCTGATTTTGGTATTGTTATTCCTGGTAATGCTGTCTGTTGTGTTGCAAATGTTGGTTTATCTGTTTTTAAAGTATCAGCTAACATTAGATAAGGAAGCATATCCATCATACTTAATGATCCTGTTTTAGCTACTTTAGGGCTACTGAAACCACCTTTACCACTTAAATTATATATTTTACTAATAGCATTAGGATCAAGTACATTTTTTTGTATCGGCTTTAAAGTTAGAGCAGATATTTTTTTTTGTATATCTGATGTCCAAGGCATAGCTTTATATTTATTTAATAATTCTTGATTATCTAAATTTATTTTATATTTAGGTGGTCTAATTGATTCTCCCCATGGTAAAATATCATATATAGCTGATTTTCTATTCTGATTAATTCCTTCTTGAACCATTTTTCTATTTTGATCGGTAATTGCTTTACCTGCGCCACGACTAAAAAGAGTTTCTTCAGGATATAAATGACCACCTAATCCAGTATAATATTTATCTATATTCATAATACTTGGATCACTATAATAGCTTTTTGCATCAGCAGAAACCATTGGGTCAGCATCTAATACACCTGAAGAAATTATCTTCTGTCTTTCTAACTCAGCTTCTGCTCTTTTTTCTTCATCTGTTTTAAATAAAGTCCAAGGTATTATATCTTTAAATATTCCTAACATAATTTCTCCTAACTAAATAAACTCGCTGCTGCTATTGCCAATCCTATTGGCCCTGCCATTCCTGCCATACCTGCACCACCTGTCATACCAAGAAAACCTGTACCCGCTGTTCCACCAAGCATACCACCACTTAATGCACCATAAGTACCTGCACCCATTAATCCACCACCTATTGCTCTTTGCGCAAGTGATGGGTCACCACCTGATATAGATGTTGTTCCTGGTAACATACTTCCTGCTACAATATTTGCATAATCACTTAATGATCTTCCTGGCGCTTGTTGTTCAAACTCAAACTTAGCTCTTGCTGCATCTATAGCTTGTTGTTGTCTTGCTTGTTGAGATGCACCTACTGCACCTAATGTTTGCGCTGGTGCAAGTGATGCTTGTAATGCTTGTGGTGATGACATTATCGCTTGTTGCTGTGTGCTCATAGCATCTTGATAAGCACCACTATACATTTGTGAAGTAATATCACCTGCTCTTTGTAGATAATTTCCTATCACATTACTTTCTAATATACCTTGTCTATCACCACCAAGCTGCCCCGCACCTGTTGCATCTCTCCTAGCTTGTTGTAGTAACCCTTGTGTTTGAGTATAAAGAGGTCTTAGTGCTGCTAATGCAGCATCTGCGATATAAGGATTATTTGATAAATTTTGAGGTGCCATTAAACCAAATCTTGAAGCAGAAGCAATATCTCCTGATAAATCTGTTTGTCCACCTAATGCTGCTTGTCTTGCCATTTCTTCAGCAGCAAGTATATTTTCAGTTGGATCAGCATACAACTTATTTGGATAAAATTGTTGTGGCCCAGCTCGTACTTGTGATTGTGCTTGACTATATAAGTCAGTTAAATATGGTTGTTGCCCTGACCAAGGGTCTGCTTTCTGTACTGTATTGCTACTACCTTTACTCATAATCTACCTCAATGTAATGTCTGTAATTCTTTTCCAAGAATTGTATATGTATGTTTATAACCGAATTTCTCTAATTTTTTAATAAATCCTTTTCTACAGCAGGTTTCCATGGCTATACAATTATGTTCTAATGCCCATTCTTCTAATATATCTAAAAATTGTTCTACCCAATTATCTAAATTTTGTCCACCTAATGTTACAATTCTACAAGTTTTTTTCCTTGGATAAGTAACAATCTCAGTAGTTAAAACAGAATATATTTCCTTATCTTTTGTGTCAAATATAACCCATAATTGCATATCTGCATCAGATAATTTTTTATATATATCTTCAAGATTCATTTCTTGTCTACTTTTACTATTACCCATTTCTATATAATTTTTACATTTTCCCCAAACTTCATCTATCTTTGAAGATGGAATACCTGAAACACATATCATAATTTTACCCAACTTCCTGCTGCGTTTCTAAAATAAATTCCTTCTCCGCTTCCTGGATCAAAATTAGAACCATCAGCATAGACAATATCTCCTTGTTTAATCCTACTAGGTGCTGCATTTTTAACCTCAATATAAGTTACTGGGTTTTCTTCTAATGCACCTTGTAGTCTTAATAATTCATCAAATATATATCTAGGTAAATCTTCAGTATTATCAGGTACAGGATTTGGATTATATTTAGGTGCTTGTGCCACTATCTTTCTCCTAATACCTCATATTCTAAATCATAACCATTTAGTTCAAATTCTTTATCTGTTGTTTGTTCAAACTTAACTGCTATGTATTTGCCTGTTGATCTTGCATCTACTTTATTCTGTGAATTTGGGTCAAAACTTTGTGCTGCTGTATAAGTATATGTACCATTAGGCGACATAGAACTACCTATAAAAATATTAGCTGCACCTGTGCCTTTTGCTTTAGGTGTCATCTTTCTAACACTTACAACAGTATTTGGGTTATTGTCTAAAACCAATCCTTTTCTCTCTAGTGTCATGGTAAAGTTAGCACCTGCAAAATCAGCACCATAATCTGCTCTATAAAATTTAGTATCAGTTGTACCTGCCATTAAGGTACTCATGTGTGCTGGGTTATAACCTCTCTCACCCCAATTATCTGTGGTGCTATATACTTCCCAACTTTGTGATTGTCCTGACCATATTACAGTTGCCGAGCCAGGATTAACAATTCCACTCGCTATATGTTGTATATTAGGTAAATCTCTAAAAGAAAAACTATTATTAATATAGTTATAAATCAATGCTTTATCGCAGTTTGTTGAACCAATTTGTGGATAACAAACCCACATTTCTGACTTCTGTTTATTATGATAAACAAAAGTTTTAGCATAATTTGTTGAATCTATATTATCAAATAATTCCCTTCTAATTGAATTAGTTGCAACTGATTGTTTTGAAACCCCATTATGTACTATCAAATCACCCTGCGTTACTACAAAATGTTTATTATTAAATTCAGCTACACTATTCCTAGATAAGATACCTGCATCACTAAATAATTTTTTGAAACTAAATACAAGATTACCACCTATATAATTTATTAACCAAGTTGATTGTTCCTTATAGATAATAAATGCACTACCTAATTGTAATCCATCTACTATAAAATCACCCTCATCACCTACTGTTGCTGCACCTGCATCATTAGTTGCTGCTGCTACCCAAGTTGAAGGTAATGCAAAGTTTTCTGCTGCATCTCCCCATCTTATTTTATTTGCATAAATAGTTGCTGATTCAGTTACATTTAAAGCTATTAGGTAATTACCAAATGCTCTCATAACTTTACAAGTCGTACTTGCAGGCCAATTAGTTAGATCAGTAAATTTACTTGCACCTGTAGTTGCTAAACATTGCGGGTCATCTACACCATTATTTAAAATAACCAATCCATTATAAACAATACCTACCCAATTTTGTGTTGCTGTGAGTGAATAATCTCCACCTGATACCCTTGTAAAATCTGTATTAGTAGAGCCATCTGTTCTATATAACTTAGCTGTTCCTGCGTAAAACCAATAAGAGTTTGTTCCTGTTGTCCAGTTGATCAGGAAATAAGGTGCTACTGCTGGTGCTGTAAATACAGCATCATGTCCTGTAAATTTCTTAGCTGCGCCATCTTCAAATCTCACATTGTTTGCGTGTGAATAATATTCAGGAGATATTGCTAAATTATTTGTATCTTTAACAACTCCTTTAGGTGGCCCTACTTGAAATGTTGCCATTATGCAGTTCTTCTCCACATATAAGCAATAATATATGGTTGCACATTACTATGTGCTGCACCACCACCTGTTGATGATGTAGTCATTGTTCTACTTGGGTCTGTATTATCACCTGCTGCTGGTAAATCTTGTTGCTCATCTTCACCATTACCCATTAAAACTGCTGTATGGGTATGTGCTGGTATTTGACTTGTGGTTAAGGTTACAGTTTTAGCACCACCAGTTTCTTGTAGTGCATCAAAATCACTATCACTTGCATCATAACCTATTATTACTTTACCAGTTCCAAATGCTGCCCAAGTTCCAAATCCTAATAATGTTCCAGGGTTTGTGGTAACTGCTGCGTTAATATAAATTGAACCTACTGGGTAAACTGCTTGTAGGGTTGTTACTGTGTTTGAACCTACTGTCATAGTGCCTGAGATTGTTAGGTTTCTCATACCTGTGGAATCATTACTAGCATCTGTGGTTACCGCCTTAGATGCTTCTGCTGTTCCTAATGAAGCAATATCTACATAATTTAATTCTGTTGTAGTAGCTGTTACCCCATCTATTAGGTTTAATTCTGTGTGAGTTGCCGATACAGCACCACTTACGCTAGGGAAACTTGCTTTTACTGTTGCTTTAATCAATCTTAAATGATCATCTCCCTCGTTAACTGGATCACCAGCTACTGGATTTGAACTGTTTAGACTATCTATATATGTTCCTGTTTCTAAGCCCATGCCTTTCTCCTAAAAATAATTAATATACCCATATTAGTGAATCTGTTTCGCCATCACTATTAATACTGTATGTACCTTGACACACTCCATTTGCTTGGGATTGTTTAAAAGATACTGTTAAAGATTTTCCTTTATTTGCTTCTATTAACATTCCATCTACCGAGTGTTCGTTTACTAAATAATTTTTCATGGCTGTAAAAAATTCAGCAGTTCGTACCCAATTTTTATTGCCATCAACATTACCCATTATTGCTGTTGTCCAATAAAATAAATTGGTATAAGTTGTTTTTTCTTTTGTGTAGTCGCCATCTAAATAATAAGCATATTCTGATACAATATGTCCATTAGCATATATAATAGGTGTTGTATCATCTTTAAATAATACTTTAATATTTTCGTTTAATTTTGTTTTTGTATATGCTTTCTTCTCATCAGCATTATAATCATCAGGAAACCACATACTACCAGCACCTAAATCATCCAAGCTATCTGCGTATAGAGTATCAAAGATATCATCATCTAATTCGGTTATTGTTTCTACTGTTATGGTCATGATAGATTACTCATGCTTACTGTAAAATCTCCTGATGATGTTGTACCAAAAGGATTAGTTTCTGTATTCCATACATGCTCGTATTGATTGTTACTTCCACCAGCACCTTGTATATTCCATTGTCTATCTGCTCTAAGAAATTTTGTTCCATTAATAGTTATAGAAACCCAATTAGTTTCTTCTGTTCCAGCACTACCACCTGTTGGAATTAATTTTATTCTAACAGCATTGGCTTGCACCGAGTTTTCCCACCATGTAATTCTAAGAACAGTTACACCACCACCACCTACTGATACCATACCATCTACTGTGGCATCATCTATACTTCCATGTGAAGCAGAAGTTAAAGGGTCAGAAGTATCATATCCCATATTATAAACTGCTGCTTTAGAATTATAATAAGTTGCCGACATAGTAGTCGACCAAGTTATACTATCTGTTGCACCACCTCTAGTTGGGAAACTACCAAAACCTAATGCTCTATATCCAAACATATAATCTCCTACGCATCTGTTAGTGCATCT